ATCTCTGCTTCGTTTAAATTATCAGAGGCCCAGTTCATCATATTGTTATATGCTTCTGCTCCTCCTACTTCTTGTTTTAAAGTATTAGAAGTTTGACTTGCAATTGCTTCTTGTCCTTTAATAAAAGCGTCTACATAATCTTTAGGTATTCCTGCTTTTTGCAAAGCTTCATATGAACTCTCTTTTAATTGTCCCCCTTCATTGTACTCATCTTGAAGTGATGACATATTTAACCCTGCATTTTCTACAGCTTTCTCAGCTTTATCAATAGATAAGTCAGCGTTATCTTTATTTGTTTCTTCTTTTGTAGTTTCTGATTCTTTTTCAGTTTCAGATTTTCCTAATTTACCTTCTAATTCACCATAGGCTTTTGCCATGTCTTCAGGAGACTTAAACTTTTCAGGTAACCATCCAGGTCTACTTTCATTTTCTGTTGTAGTATTTTCTGTTGGTTGTTCTGGTGTAGTTTCTGGTGTTTGTATTTCTACTTTTTCTACCATTTATTATCCTTGCGGTTTTGTCATATTGTCTGCAACTTTAGGAGCCACGTCTTGAGCGGTGTCCTGCATTTGTTGCATTTGTTGTTGTTGCATTGCAGCTTCTTGTTCAGCTTGTAATTGTTCTTGAGATTTTAATAATCCTTCAGTGTCAATACCAAGTCCAGTTGCTAACCTTGTAATTAAATCTTGTGGATTTAAAAGTTGCACGACTTGTGGATTGATTTGTGCAAGTTGACCTATCTCTGCTACAAACTCTCTTAATTTTTGTAAGTCATTACCACGTCCTAGTGCCTCAACACCTGTGATAATTGTGGGCCTTACTGAACCCTTGGGTAGTTTAGGAATTTCATTTTGACTTCCCATTCTATCCATTAGTAATTGCACTAGAGGTAATTGTAATTCTTGAGATAATAAAGAATATATACCACCCATTGCAGTTTCTAATTCATTCGCCATGTATCTAATCTCTTGAGCAGTTACACGTTCAGCCTGTCTTTGTATGGCTGTGTTTAATAAAAATGCATAAGCTAATCTTTCTTCTAATCTTGCGATTGCTTTTTCTACAGTTTGTAAATCATAAAATTTGTTTGCTTGTAAGACTGACACATCATCACCACTGCCAGATATAATGTCACCATTACGTGCTACAGCTATATCTCTTTTCTTTGTAGTTGAGTTTGGTCTTACCATAAAAATCATTTTGGCACTCGCAGCAGAAGACTCGACTAAAGATTGTGATAATCCTTCTAAAGATTTTAAATCACCAATGTACTCTTCAACGTAACTACGGCCATAGTCCTCACCGTCAACTCTAATCATTCTTAAAGCTAACCATGGTAATTTATCTTGATTGTATGTACCAACGGATGATGGTATTTTAATTCCTTTAGTCTCTTGGCAAACATAATATTTACCATTGTCTAGTTTGTAAACGTGCGTGTATAAATCACAGTTTGTTTGTGACTTTACATCTTCTTTTGACATAAGAGAAAGAACTTGTTCTCTAACTTCTTCATCTAAAGATAAAACTGAAACACTTTCTTTTACAACTATTTCTAATAGATTTCCTTCACCGTCTCTTTTACAAACATACTGGTTAAGACCGTATACTCTCATGTTACCTTGTTTTGGAACATGGGCCAGTGCATTACCACCAACAATTAAATGTTTAATTAATTCAAATGTTGGGACACGTAAAGCAAGAGATTCAATTTTACCCATAACTTCACGTTCAATTTTAGATAAAGCTTTTTCAACTGATGTTTTTAATTCTGGTTGTTGTTCTATTTGTTCTTTAGCTTTGCCTTGTATCGCTAGTCTAAAGAATGGTTGATTTGGTGGGAGTAATAATAGTAGTAATTTTGAAGCAAGGTTGTTGACACCTCTACTACCTACAGATTGGAAGGGACTATAAAAGTCACTTGATTGTGTTTGATGTTGTTCAGGAATTAATGTGGGAATAGTTAACTCAGAGCATTCACGTCCTCTATCGAGATAATGCTCTTTAATTTCATTTAAAGATTCATAACGATTTTCTGCTGTATCTTTAAAATCCATTAAACGTTAACGTTAGAATTTGTACCTGTGATATTTAAATCAGTTTGCATTGCTGCTGTACCCTTTTTAGATTTCTTTTTCTTAGCAATCTCTAAAGCGTCTTCAGAAGCTAACTCAATAGTAGGTGCTTGTTCATCGCCTGATGACATTGCATTTCTAACTGGTTGAACTACTTCTTGTTGAGCGGGTGCTGATGGTCTTCCCATACACATAGTTGTTTCCTTTTGTTAATAAGTTGTTGTATTAATATTTAAATCAGAAGATTGACTAGTCACGTTGTTTTTAACTTTTTTCTTTTCTTTAATAACAGGTGTGTTGTCTATTTCTGGTGGTGAAGCTTTTGAGTCCATTACGTTACCATCCACGAATTTTATCGAAGGGTCTTCTCTTTTAATTATTTGTGGTTTAGCTAAAGCTTTTCCCATACACATAATTATTTTTCTCCTAATAAATTATCTTCGCTTCGTTTTTTTAAGTCTATTAACCAATTAACTACACTTCTTTGACCCGCTTTGAACCAGACAGTTTTTTCATTGTCTTTCAATTCGGGTGCTTTTTCTGGATAAATTTTATCTAAAACTTTAATAAGTTCATCCACGGTGTAAGGTAATTGGATGTCATTTAAGTCATCCATAATGTTTTCCTTCTAATATGGGGCCTAATTATGCCCACAAGTCTCCAGTTAAGTTTCCTTTTGCATACTCAGTTGCTCTGTTTTCAAAGAAATTAGTATGTTCTACGCCATTTAATACCCAATCTAGCCAAGGTAATGGGTTTGTTTTTTGATTGTAATTAGGTTTTAAACCTAGCTGAAGTAATCTTCTATCAGCAATGTGTCTAATATATAATTTAACATCTTCAGCTTTCAGACCTTGTACTTCTCCTAGATTAAAAGCTAAATCTATAAACTTATCTTCTAGTTCAACCATGTCTCTACAAGTTTGATATAGAGTTCCTTTAAAATCATCATTCCAAATATTTTTATTTTCATCTATTAATGTATGGAATACTTTAATCATGTTTTCTACATGATGACTTTCATCCCTAATAGACCAAGTTACGATTTGGCACATACCTTTCATTTTGCCATAACGTTGAAAGTTAAGTAGCATAATAAAAGAAGCAAACAGTTGTAGGCCCTCACCGAATGCAGAAAATACAGCTAACTCTCTAGCCATACCTTCAATACCTTCACCTTTATCTTTAAATAAATATCTATGTTTATCAGCCATAGCTTTATATTCTTGAAAAGTTTGGTACTCACTATCTGGTAAACCAATAGTATCATTAAGTAATGAATAAGAATGTACGTGGTTAGCTTCACTAGTTGCAATAGCAGACAACATCATTCTAATTTCTGGTGCTTTAAATTTAGGAATGTATTTATCAAGATAAGCTTGTGCTATATCTACATCACCTTGTGTAAAGAATTTTAATATCTGTGTAATTAAATTTTTTTCTTTACTACTTAATCTATCATTCCAATCTCTTACATCTTCAGACAAAGGTACTTCACTTGGTAACCAGTGCATTTTTTGTTGTGTGTCATAAGCTTCAAACGCCCATGGATATTCAAATGGTTTGTAGTGTGTTCTTCCTTTAAATAAACTCATATTCCCCTCATCAATTCTATAAATTCTATTATTACTATTAGTCCTAATTCTACTGCTAACACTGTATGATATACATGCCATAGTAAGCCCAAGGTTTTTGGACTCTTAAAATTTTTTCTTCTTTTTTTGCGGGGTTTATTGAACCCATCAAATATACTCTCATCTGTCATTGCGGTCTTCCTTGTCGGTTATATTTCTTGTTATGTTGTAATTTCTTTTTCTTATTAGGACTCTTAGTGTGAACCCTTATTCTTTTTTTAGGTTTTTCACGGGCCACAAACCCAGTAAATTTTCTTGCCATAATTATTCACAAGCAAGACATTCAGGGTCACTGTCTGGTCTTACTATTCTTTCTATTTTAGTTGATATTATTTCTGCTCTTTTAATTGCTTCTGAACGACAATAATAAAGAGTCTTAATTCCTTTTTTCCACGCTGACAAATGTAACAAATGTAAATCTTTAATGTTAACATCAGACGGTACAAAGATATTTAAACTTTGTGACTGGCAAATTTCTTTTTGTCTGTCCGCAGCTAGTTCAATAATCCATCGTTGGTCTATCTCAATAGCTGTAGCAAACACATCCTTTTCCCAATCATTTAATTGTTCTAAATGTCTTACTGAACCTCTGTTAGCAATAATACTTTTCCAAGTTTCATCTGTATTTATTTCTTTTTCTTTTAAAAGTTTTTCTAAATATTTATTACGCATGAAGTGAGTACCACTCATAGTTTTTTGAGTGTATGCATTAGCACGTAATGGTTCTATTGAAGGTGAAGTACTACCACATATAATACTACTACTTGCGTTAGGAGCTATGGCCAACATGTGAGCAAATCTTAAACCAGTACCTTCCATGTCTGGTGCTTCTCCTCTTTCTTCAGCAAGTATTTTAGATGTTGCTAAAGCTTGTTCTTTAATGTGTTTAAATATTTTTAGATTTATTCCTTTAGCTATCGCACTCGCAAAAGGTACGTTTTTACTTTGGAGATATGAGTGGAAACCCATTGCCCCCAATCCAATGCTACGTTCACGCATAGCAGAATACTTAGCACGGTGTAAAAAATCAGTAGCGTTATTAATAAAGTACTCCAGGACATTATCGAGAAACCTAACCACGTCAGGTATGAACTTAGGGTCTTCTTTCCATTCATCATATTTTTCTAAATTTAATGAAGACAAACAACAGACTGCTGTTCGTTCTTCGTTGGTTGGTAATGTTATTTCACTACACAAATTTGAGTGATGTACCTTTAATCCCAATTTCTTTTGGGAGAGGGGCAAACTTTTTTGTATTGTGTCAATGAAAGATAGGTAAGGCTCACCAGTGGCAACCCTAGTCTCAAGAATCTTTTGCCACAATCTTTTAGCGGAGACTGTTCGAATAACTTTTTTTGTATGTGGGTCAATAAGTTGCCAATCATCGTTAGCACTAGGGTTAATAGTGCATTGATTGATAATAGACATAAAGCTGTCAGAAATATTAATCCCATGGTGCAGATTAAGACACTTCCTATGAATGTCACCGCCACTGGGTTTACGTAATTCCAAAAACTCTTCAATTTCTGGATGAGATATATCTTGGTATGTTGCATAACTTCCTCTTCTAGTTTTACCTTGAGAAAAGGCTAACATTTCACTATCTACTACATGCATAAATGGTATTGAACCTGATGATTGTGAGCCACCAGATGTACCGGTCCCGTCACTTCTTATGTGGCCCCAGAAACCTCCGATACCACCACCGACTGAAGCTAAAAATGCATTCTCTGTGTAGTGAGTTGTTAAACCTTCTCTGCTGTCTGGTACATAATTTAAAAAGCATGAAATTGGCATACCTTTTTGAGTACCACCGTTTGTTAAAATAGGTGTAGAAAACATGAACCATAGATTAGACACATAACCATAAATTCTTTCAGCCATTTCTGAGTCATCAGAAAATACTTTTGCTACTCTGTAAAAAGCCTCTTGTGGACTTTGTTCTTTGTCAGTTAAGTAACGGTCTTTTAATATTCTGAGACCCGCTTCAGATAAGTTTGTGTCTTTGCTATAATCCATGTTGTTCCTATTTAGTTTCTTTGAGTTGTTTATTAATAATAAAATCTATGTACTGTTTTGCTTTTAGTAAATCTTGGACACCATTCTTCTTAGTGTGTCTCAGTAAATACTTAATCACATTGCCAGTACAAAAATCTAATTTGTTAGCAATAATAAAATCTATTGGTTCTATTTTGTGCTGCGTATAATGTGGTGGCTCTTTAATTAAATCTGCCATTGAGTAACCTCACCAGTTTTTAAATTGTAATCACCGTGTCTTAAAATTTTAGCAACTCTAGCTTGTTGAAAAGCGTCATGCTCAAACAGACCGTGTTTCTCATATGTCTTAACAACTAGTTCCCACATTTTTTTAAGTGGCATGTTCTTGTCACTAAGTATTTTCTGTGCTGTTATTTTTCCAACTGTAGGACAGCCAGAAAATCCATCCACTGCATCACCAGTTAATGTCTGAACCATGTGCCACCAGTCACAATGTTTTTTTGTGTACTTAGTAAGAGACTCACCATTATATAAATGACCTGGAATTTGTCTTAGGTCTTTATCTATAGAACAAATTATTTTACGTTCACCTTTAGATGGTTTGGTAGCCAGTATACCCATAACATCATCAGCTTCTAAATTAGGATAAATAATTGCTTGGTATTCATCTATTAAAAACTTACGTAATGGACTTAACAAAATAGGTTTACGCTTTTGTTTTCTATTGTCTTTGTACGTTGGTAAAACATCTTTTCTAAAATTGTTTTTATCTGTCAACGCTACTATTACTTTATCTGCACCTAGCTTTTCTTTTAGGTCTTCTATTTCTGAAGCAACTAGATACTTTCCTTGAGTCTCTTCCGCATGTAGCGTCCAGAAACCATCACCCCAATGGGTGTCTACTTCGGATTGTATTGCGGATTTATAAGCCACAATATCCCCGTCTACTATTATTGTTTTCTTCATTCCTATCCTTGTTGATTATTATTTTTGTAAAAAAAGTTTTGCTAATGGTATAAGCACACACTTAGAAGCGTGGTGGTCTCCTACCATTTTTGTATTTTTAGAAAACTTTTTTACTATTTTTTTAAGTTGCGAAACTTTAAATATAAGTTTGCAAAAGTCTTGTTTACCGTGGGCTAATATGTGTACCCAATAGTCAGCTTCAGTTGCTTCTAGTCCGCTAGGCTTACCCCAACTTTCTATTTCTATTGCGATGTTACCAGTCTTGGCCCACCAGTCTCTTTCAGTTTTAACTTCTACTTTTGATTTGTCTGCAATCAATAAGTTAGCTACTTGTTGTTCTCGTTCTTGACCGTACTTTAAATCCAGGTCGAACTTATTATTTCCTTTTGGCATTAATGTGTTCCACTCCAATTTGTTGAGATTTTGTATTCGCCTGTTAGAGGCACTCTTAAATTAAAATGTTTGCCAGTTCGTTCGATACATTCGACAGCTAACTTTCCAATCTCTTCTGCTTTATCTTGCGGACATTCAATTTGTATTTCATCGTGTACCCAAAGTACTTGTTGAACATCTTTAAAATCTTTGATTGCTTTATCAAATTCAATTAACCATTGTTTACACACTACGGCCCCTGCTCCTTGAAGCAAACTGTTCAGTGCGCTAAACGCATTACGAATTTTAATATGTCTTTTATCAAGACCTAATAAATAACCACGCTCTGCTGATAATTGTACTTGTTTAATTAATTTACTTAATGCGGGTAATCTATTTAAGAAACGCTTTTTAACTTGAGCTGCGTCCTTGTTAGATTTACCAGTCACTTCTGCTATTTTCGACACTCCCGCTCCATAAAGCCATGCATACAGAAAACGCTTACTTTGGTCACGAGTGTCTAAACCCGCTAACTTTTGATTTTCAGTATGTATGTCACCGTTGACTACAACGTCAGCGTAACTACCGTTGTCAAACTTTGCTATATAGTGGCCAAGTAATCGTAATTCGAGTCCGCTTACATCACATCCCACTAAACTTTTATTTTTAGGTACAGTAAATAATTCTCTAAACTGTTTACCATAAGGGACACTCACTGCGGGTACTTGTCCTAAATTAGGATGCATATGAGTGGCCCTACCTGTTACTGCATTGTTAGTATTTACAGTTCCATGTAGCCTCCCTTTTGTTTCTAGTTTTAGATAAGCTTGTTTACCTTCAGCCAACATACCAATACGCTTTTCTAAAAGAAAATAACGTGCAAGTAATTTAGCTTCGGGAAAGTCTAATGAGTTTAAAACTGTGTCATCAACTTTTGGTAACCCATCATTGGTAAATACAACTGGCTTCCAGTTATACTTTGTCTTTAATCTGTCAGCTATTTGTCTACGACTAGATGGATTAAACTCTACCACTTTATCTTTTAATGGTTTGCCAGTCTTTTCAGAAACTCTTTTAATAGTTATAGGCTTAAAAGTTTCTTCCATTTCTTGTTTGATAGTGTCACGTTCACTAGACAACTCAGCGTATAGCTTTGTTGCTTTTTCTTTATCAAACAACACACCATATATTTCTTGCCTACTTATAATCTGGGCCACAGCGTGTTCTAATTCTAAAGATTCGCTGAAAATTTTTTGACCCAAAATCTTTTGATATAATGTGTGAGTAACTTCTACATCTTGAATGCAATACTCTAACATTTCTTGTGTAAACACAGACCAGTCCGTGTCTATTTGTTGTTTATAATTTCCTAATCTTATGCCCCATGCTTTAAGGCTATGTCGGTTTACTAAACTTCTAGGATAATTTATTGTATGTACACGCTTCATATCTGAGTCTGTTAAGTCAGACCAAATTAGTCGTGTAGCAACTAATGTATCAAAAACTTTTGCTTTAGTTTTAAATCCATATAATTTTTTTAAAACAGGAATGTCATATTTAATAATGTTATGTCCTATTATTAAATCAGCTTCAGATAATAATTTTAAAGCTTCCTTAACATCAACTTGTATTATTTTATTAGAGTCTATATCCTTTAAAACAATACAGTGTACGGTACTAACATCATTATATAATCCATTGCTTTCTAAATCGAAAACATATTTCATATTTTAATCTTCTTTATTTTAATTACATTTACTGTTGGAATAGTTGTTACGTTACCTACGTCACCTAAAGTACCGTCTGAATTAAAATTTACATCCGCAGCAAGAATATGTAATTCTTTGTCTGCTCTAATAAGCCAACCATTTGAAATACAAATTGTAACTTTGCTATTTACAGCTTCTTTTAAATTTAACCACTCAGCCGTTCCGTTTATATCTTTCCAATATAAAGAAACGAATGGTGCGTTTAATATTTTTTTATTTATTATTGGTAATTTCATAATTAATGTACTGTTGTTAATTCTATTTGGACTCGACATGCAGCTTCATCTAAGACTGACATTTGATTTAAGACAGCTTCCGCAACGTCTTTATATTGTGCGGAAGGTAGTCCTAAAACAACGTCACAATCTGGATTAGCCTTTGCCCATTTCATTGCTGTTTGTATTTCAGCAGTGAGAGACCAAACTTGTTTTAGTTTTAGTGTTCGTTTTCTTTTTGTTATTGGTTTAGAAGTCATTTCTTTCCTTTGTTTCTAAGAGACACGCTGTGTCCTCATTAAAAAACAAAGTTCCACACTTGCCCGTGTCACCTACGTGTCTGTTTTTAAGAACACGTACTGTTGTGAATTTTTTATTCTCGTCATCATTCTGGTCACGCTCTAATCCAATCACGCAATC